GCGTTATCAATGTAAAATATATGAGCGAACTTCTAAATATTCCCGTTGTAATGCATGGACTTTGGCACGCGGGTTCATATGACCCGTTTGACTTTTTAGGTCGTCTCATAGGAGATAAACCATGGATTCGTCATGCTGAGAATTCTATGATAGAATGTTATAGTCATAATTGGGTAGCTACGACAGCACATCGCAATATGATTAATGAAACATATGATATTTTATTTGATTTGCGTTGGAGTAGAACAGGTTGGCCTATGGAATATACAAAAGATATGATTAATTCAAAATCTTGGAACGAAAAAGAAAATATTATAGTATTTCCACATCGAATTGCTCCAGAGAAACGATTAGATTTATTTCAAGAATTAGCTGCACGTCTTGAATTAGCACACTATCAATTCTGTGTAGCTATGGAAATGAATTTAACTAAACCAGAATATCATAAATTGCTTCAACGAGCTAAATTTGCAGTATCATTTGCAGATCAAGAAACATTAGGCATATCAATGTATGAATCAGCTTGTGCTGGGGCATGTCCAATTGTTCCAGATAGATTATCATATACTGAAATGTATTCACCAATGTTTAAACGTGCGAATAGTATAGATGATGCAGTTCGAGCAATATTGGAATATGAAAATGCTGATATAACGACTAATATTAAAAACTTGGTTACGGAATTGCATGAGAACTTTTTTTCATCAACAAATTTAATTAATAAACTAAAGGAATACAATGAGCGAAGCTAAAAGATTCATATACTTTCCATCATTATCAGCAGGTTCGATGGTATCTGCTTTTAAGAAAGATATGAAGTTTTCAAATGGAGATCCGGTAAAGTTCTTCGACTCTCGATATCCAAAAGAATGGAGACACCCATACTTTTTGATAACGGCAGGACACCATTACAAAAAAATGGATTTTCGAGATCAATTAGGATTAGAAAAAGATGTATTAGTATTTGGAGATTCCGGAGGATATCAGATTGCAACCGGAGCATTGCCATATAGCAATGAACTTCGTGAAAAGATTTTTCATTGGTTAGAGGCAAATAGTGATGTTGCTGCAAATTTAGATATTCCACCTAAAACTAAATATAGAAACCAATTTGCAACATGTGCAGATATCAGTTATGATAATTTTGCTTGGTTTGAAAAACATCAAAGTGGTAAAACTAAGTTTTTGAATATGTTGCAAGGATCTAATGCTGATGAATATACTTGGTGGTATCATAAATTTAAGCATTTTGATTTTCAAGGATGGGCAATTGGTGGTCCACAAAAATTAGTTGACTTCATGTTTGCATTATCATTAATGCTTAAAGAAGGAGAATTTGAAAAAACTCGTAATGAATATCTTCACTTGTTAGGAATTAGTAAAATTTCCGATTTCTTCATTTTAGCAACAATGCAAAAATTGATGAATAAACATTATGGAAGTAGAATTACAGTAACAACGGATTCATCGTCCCCAGGACAATATCCAGTATTTGGAACATATCTTCATTCAACGAATTTTAAGACACAGACATTCTCTGAATTATATTTTCCTAAAAATGCAGAGTATCGTCGCAAATCACATATCAGACAAGGTAAAACTGGTGATGTAACTGGCATCGATTTAACGCAAACAGTACCATGTCAATTAGGATGTCCTGCGTGTGCCGACTTTACATATGAATACTTAGGAGGAAAAACGGATACAGGATTAGATAGATATTCTCAAGAAGCTATGCCTAGAATGGTTGTGCATAACACGCATTTATATGTAAATGCTGCAGAAGAGATAAATCAACTAGTTGATAGTCACGTTGAATTGTTAGAAACGGTAGTACCTAAGGATTTGTATGATGTGATATTATCATTACATGAAATGTTTGCAGATCCAGATGCAGCTCCGCATATCTACGAAAAATACATTAAAACATATAAAAAATTCGGCGGTGATAGTATATCTACTACGGATGCTGAAAACTTCAATAAATTCTTTAAATTTTAATCAGGATAAAAATGGAAAAAAGTAAATTACAATCATTAATTAATCGTTACTATTTAGCAGGTAATTGTGAAGCTGTTAAATTGAAAGAAAATGCTGAGGGCATTAATTGTGAATTGATAGATATGGATCAAACAGTTGTAGGTAAGATTCAATGGAAAACGACTCCTTTCATGAAAGGTGAATTAGGAATCAATCATACCGGAGCTCTAATAAAAATGTTGTCAGCATTAGGTGAAAATATTAATATAGATGTAAAAGATGTTGCAGGTAAGAATTATGCAATGAAGATTAGCGAAGGTAATACTGAAGCAACATTTATGTTAGCTGACACGACAGTAATCCCAGCAGTACCATCAATTAATTCTGAACCAAATTATCAAATTCAAATTCCAGTTAATGAAGAATTTGTAACTAGATTTATCAAAGCAAAAAATGCATTACCAGATGCGAAGAATTTTGCAGTACAGGTAAAAGGAGGTACAATTCGATTTATTATTAATTATAGTACCGTAAATGCAGACAATATTGCATTTGAAGTAGGAACAACTCCGGGAGAAGATATGGATCCAGTATGTTTTTCGGCTGATAAATTGAAAGAAGTATTGGTAGCAAATCGAGGAGACTCTGGTACGCTTCATGTATCTCCAGATGGATTAGCTCGTATTGAATTTTCTGGATCGGATTTTGATTCAACATATTGGTTAGTAATGTTACAGAATTAATTATGATAGTTAACGTAGTAAATAAATCAACTAATGCACTTCCCGAATACGAAACTCCGGGAAGTGCCGGATTAGATGTTCGTTGCTCAGAAGATTTTTCAATTGATCCGACCGGCCGAGCATTAGTACCAACCGGATTGTTTGTAGAAATTCCACATGGTTATGAGATACAAGTAAGACCTAGAAGTGGATTAGCAATAAAACATGGCGTTACGGTTTTAAATACGCCGGGAACAATTGATGCTGACTATCGTGGAGAAATTGGAGTAATTTTAATTAATCATGGTCCTAGAACTGTACAATTTTCAAAAGGAGATCGTATCGCTCAATTGGTTTTATGCAAAGTAGAACATATCGAATGGTTACCGACAGAATCATTAACTGGTACGAAACGAGGAGATAAAGGATTTGGATCAACAGGAGGAAAATAAATAATTTATGTTTAATACAACAGAAAACACACTTTGGGTCGAATCATTTCGTCCGGATACATTAGAAGGATATATCGGTAATGAACACATCATTGAGAAAGTTCGTATTTTTATTAACAATGGGGATGTTCCTCACTTGTTATTTTATGGGACGGCAGGTACCGGTAAGACTACATTGGCAAAAATCATTGCTGGATCAGTGGATGCCGACCTCATGTATATAAATGCATCTGATGAAAACTCTGTTGATGCGGTTCGAGATAAAATTAAGCGTTATGCATCAACAGTAGGATTCCGTCGATGGAAAATTATTATTTTAGATGAAGCAGATTATTTGACACCAAATGCTCAAGCTGCTCTTCGCAATTTAATGGAGACTTATAGCAAAACGACAAGGTTCATCTTAACATGTAACTATGTTGAAAAGATTATTGATCCTATACAATCTCGTTGTCAGACATTTGCTATCACTCCTCCAAATAAAACCGATGTAGCAAAACGATTAGTATCAGTATTAGAAGAAAAGAATGTTAGCTATGATATTAAGGATGTAGCAGCAATTATTAATTCATCATATCCGGATATCCGACGTGCTATTAATGCAGCTCAAGCATCTGTTGTTAACGGCAATTTGCAACTAGATAAAGCAAGTGCAATTCAAGCAAATTATATGACTGAAATATTAGATGTACTTCGAAATCTTAAAGATAAAAAGTCAGCGTTTAATCAGATTCGTCAAATTATTGCAGATAGTAAAGTAAGAGATTTTACGGCATTGTATACATTTTTATATGATAATTTAGATGAGTTTGCTCACGGACATGTAGCACCATGCATATTAATTATTGCAGAAGCACAGTATCAAGGAGCACATGTAGTTGATCAGGAGATTAATATAATGGCAATGTTTACAAAAATTTTAGCAGAATTATAATTAATCTGAATATCTTTATCTATTACAATTATATTTATATTAAAAGGACATATATGTATATAGTTAAATGTATTAATTGTAACATGGAAGTTGAATTTAAGTATAAAGCTAGATTTGATAAAATCAACCATACAACATTTAAATGTAGTAAATGTAGAAAATTGGTACAAAAAAATTGCGTTATATGTGATACGTTATTTTTTACATCGGATAATGGAAAAACTTGCAAACCTGCATGTAAAATGAAATTAGTAGCATTAACTATTAGTAACGGCCAGTATGAAAATATTTCACAAATTCCAACTATTAAACAAAAAGTAACAAATAAAGGCCGATATTTTTCAAAAATTGATGTAACTGGTATAAATAATCCACATTATGGTTATACACATTCAGATGAAACTAAACGAAAACAAAGATTACGTAGATTAAAATCATTAAATACAAAAAAACCATGTTATCCCGGTTATAATAAGATTGCATGTAACCGAATCGATGAATATGGATATAAAAATGGTTATAATTTCCAACATGCAGAAAATGGAGGCGAATATTTTATTGAACATCTAGGATATTATGTTGATGGATATGATAAAGAACAAAATGTAGTTATTGAATATGACGAAAGACATCATTTTAAACATGGAAAATTGCGTCAAAACGATATAAAACGACAAAAAGAAATTGAAGAATATTTAAAATGTAAGTTTATACGAATAAGTGAATTTGATTATGAGTAAATTAAATGTTAATATTGGCCCAAACGATATGCAGCCAATACAATGCAAAGAATGTGAAGGATTATATTTTCGACAAGTAATGGCAATTAATAAAGTATCGAAATTTCTAACGGGTGGTGATAAAGATACAATGGTTCCAATACCAGTTTTTCGATGTGATGATTGCGGTTCTATTCCAGAAGAATTTCAACCAATTAAAGTAAAAAAATAATGTCTAGTCCATATCATAAAGATAATATAACAATTGTGTTTAAAACATCGAATCGAAGCAATGCTAAAACCAAAATGAAAACATTGCGCAATAAAAGCATCGACGATGTATTGGACCGTAAAATACCAGGTATTCCAGATAATGCAGTTATATTAGAAATGGGCATAGGACCAAATTTTGAATCACAATGGCGAACTAAATATAAATTATAAAAATGGCAGAAAAAAAGGGTGCATCAATCTTTGATTTTATCGAAGGCGTAACAAGCAAAAAGAAATCTTGGAATAAATGGAATGAAACTGATCAAAAATCATTTTCTCCATTCATTGTTAACCGTTGGTTATCTATGCGTCAGGATTTAGTTGAATTTATTAATGAGTTACAAACATATACAATCGGAGTGTTACGACCACAAGAAACCTATCAATTATACTATGAACTACTTCCAAATAATAAAGTATTTGCAAAGTACGTTAAAGGTAAAAAAGAAGATAAGTTTTCAGACAAACTAATTTCTCAAGTTGCAGAACATTATCAAGTGAGTCGATTAGAAGCAACTGAATACGTCGAATTGATGAATCAAGATCAATGTGCCCATCTGCTAGCATTATATGGATATTCTGATAAAGAAATAAAAACTTTAATTAAAGGAGTACGTAAATGAGTGTAAATACACAGTCTCATTATAAAGGCAAAGATAGTTTGTATAAATTTGCAGAAGATTGGAAACTTAATAGCTATGAATTTGATATCATTAAACGCATTGTAAGATGCCGACATAAAGGATCTTTTTCGGAAGATTTAAAAAAAACCAAAGATTTGATTGATATTTATCTTAAAGAACAATCTACATTTTATTCTGATATTACAAAATAGTATGAGTGCTAGCAGTAATGTTAGCACTTTTTTACTGTTCGGTTGTTTTCTAACATAATTTTTCATATATTATAGTATGAAACAAGGAAACTATATTAATCCAGTATATAAGTTATCATTGCGAGAAGCTGATTCAGTACCACGCAGGATATCATATTCACAATGGTCTATGTTTGAACGTTGTCCATTATCTTGGAAGTTAGCATATATCGACGGATTAGCGCCATTTCAATCTAGTATAGAAACATGTTTTGGCACGGCATTTCACGAAACATTGCAACATTATCTTACCGTAATGTACACGGATACAGTTAAGCGGGCCGATGCATTAGATTTTCGTAGTATATTAACAAACAAGCTACGTGAAGAATATACAAGATGTGTTGGCGAATCTAATGGAGAACATTTTTCAAATCCGTTACAGATGGCAGAATATCTAGAAGATGGTGTTGCTATTCTAGAATGGTTTAAGAAACGACGCAAACAATATTTTTCTACAAAGGATTATGAGTTAGTTGGTATCGAAATGGAATTATGTGAACCAGCATCTGAGACAAATTCTTCAGTTTATTGGTACGGGTTTATTGATTTAGTTATACGACATATTCCAACCAATACCATTTACATATACGATATAAAAACGAGTCGCGCAGGTTGGAATAAATATCAAAAATCAGATTCTTTAAAGATGGCACAATTGATTGCTTATAAAAATTATTTTTCAAAGCAATTTGGAGTTCCGAAGGAAAACATTGTAGTTGAATTTTTTATAGTTAAAAGAAAGCTTATAGAAGATTCAATGTTTCCGCAAAAGCGTGTACAATTATTAAGACCAGCATCGGGTACGGTAACACAACGAAAAGTACAAAAACATATTGATAATTTTATAGAGCATTGTTTTGATGCTGATGGCAATAAATTAGCAGATCGACAGTATGAAGCAATTTCAGGTAAAGGCGATAAAAATTGCAAGTATTGTCCATTTAAAACTGATTATGCAAATTGTCCTAAAGAAAATAGGATTCGTATTGATAAATCATTATAATATAGTATGATTCAGTTTAAACATAAACATACATATGTATATGGTTTCGAGCTTCAAAAACGAGCGCCATTTGTAGGTTGGGAGAAATGTGAATACACATTACTAACTGATATAACGGATCCTAATTGTAAATCTAATCGGATGTTATTAGAATCAATGCTTCGTTTAGTATATGGTCATTTACCTAAAAGCGTTAAATTTTTATATGAAAAAATAAAATGACAAAAATAGCAGTTATAGGAAATACGGGTTGGCAAAATAAAAGAAAAGTTCAACAAACTCTGCAAGAGTTAAAACGTAAGTTCTCTGATGAATTATTAATAATAGGTGCTGGAGGAAACGAAGGCGCTAATAGTATGGTTAGAAAATATGCATTGGAATTTGGAATTAAGTATAAAGAATATAATCCTTCGTTTTCAGGATACAATTTATATTCTGCTATGCCAGAATCATATTACGGAAAGCAGTATCATTTTAGTCAGTTACATCATCGCATGAAATTAATTGCTCAACATTGCGATTACATGATGATTATGACTAATGAAGAAGCATTAGATCCTGTATTGAAAACTGCATACAATGATTCTAAAAAATTAAACAAACCGGTAGTAATACTGGGATAAACATATTTATAATAAAGTTATAAGGAATAAAATGGAGTTACCGAAGTTACAAAAAATCGACCCGAATAAGCCTACAAAGAAAAAAATTCTTTTGTTGTCTGATGATTTTCGTTTACCATCAGGAATTGGCACAATTAGTAAAGAAATTATTTTTAATACCGTTAAAGAATTTGATTGGGTACAATTAGGTGCAGCAATCAATCATCCAGATGCTGGAAAGGCTTTTGATTTATCTCAGGAAATTAGTCGAGAAACAGGAATTGAGGATGCATCCGTAAAATTAATTCCGTGGAATGGTTATGGTGATAGAAATATACTATTTGCAATTTTAAATCAAGAACAACCTGATGCAATTCTGCATTTTACAGATCCTAGATATTGGACTTGGTTATATGCACTAGAACACGAAATCAAAACAACATTTAATATTCCTATTACATATTATTCTATTTGGGATGATCTTCCATATCCAATGTGGAACGCGCCTTTTTACGGCTCATGTGATATGATTATGGGAATTAGTAAGCAATCTGATAATATTCACAGAGAAGTGCTAAAACAGAATGGTTTTGGTGTTGTAGATTACGATGATGGGGATTCAGTACCTGCAGATATTAAATGGAATGAAATAGTTACGGGGTTTGTGCCTCATGGATTAAATCATAATACTTTTATTCCAGTTTCTAAAGATAGTGCAGAATATAAAAAGATGCATGAACAAATCAAAACAAAAAATGGAATTGATTTTGTTGTTATGTGGAATAATAGAAATATTCGAAGAAAGCAACCAGG